AAATTGCTGCTACTAAGAAGGCTCTTGCCCAAGATCCTGCTGCTGTCTTTAGTTCATTCATTCTTTTGCTCCTAACATAGGTACTTGAAAAAAAGCCCCAGCATCGTCAGCTTCTTTCTTAAAGCTGAAGTGCGCGTGTTTGATGTGTTTGTTAGATCCTGTGTACTTGCGCCACTTCCAGTTAAGGATGCTGGAGCAGATACGCCCATCAAATATGATGTAACTGATTCGCTTCTCTGACTTAGACTTGCAAGCAAGACGAACCTGATCGACAATGTCTGGCATAAGATCTGGCTTTCCGCCTTTGTGTAAGTCGCGGTCGATGTCAATGGCACGAACCCACCCTTGCTCATCTGGATTATGATCAGACTTGCGAGCAGAGTGTCGGGTATCACCGATCCACCCATCCGAAAGCCGATCTCTATCTGGGAAGGTGTCATCGAACTGTTCCCTTAACTGACCAGCAGCTTTAGATAGTCTCGGCTTCATTAGCCTTTAGCTCATCATAAACGCTTTTAAGCATGATAGTTGTAGTCTCTCCATTGACAATACGAACAAACTCTTTAACTCCGTTAGCATCTTCCATCTCAAATGTCTCTATCATAATTCTGCGCTCGCTCCTATAAATCCTGCTGTGTTGTTATTGTTTCCTAGAATCAAACCTTGATTGGCTGTCATACCGCTTGAAGTTATTGAAAGCAGAAGATTGTCTGGAGTAGAATCGCTCAATGCTATTGCTGAAATTGTCCAGTTTGTAGCAGCAATGTTTGTCAATTTCAATGCGGTAATAGTTGAAGGCACATCAATGCTAGTAGGTATTACTCGCATGGTTGTTGGTAACTTTAGAGAAACAAAGGCGGCAGTTGTTGAACCAGCAATGCCTAAACCATAGTTTCCAAAGTTTGTGCCTGGAGTTGATCGGAAGTAGTATCTCTGACAAGCGGCTAATTCTCCTTGAAGTGTTCCTGTTGCAGTTTGGAAAGGCGTCGCCACGCTTCCTGCTTCAACCTGTACGCCCCAAATATTAAAAGTATTATTTTGAACGCCAAGAGAACCTGTACGAGAGTTAAAAGTTGAACCAGCAGAGACCCATAATTCAAGTCCTAGATAATCATTTGCTGTACCGACTGTTTTTCCGCTAATCGAAGGAACAGCAACAGTCACGGAATATCTTGCCCAAGATGTTGAAAGTGTAACTTGACCACCATAAGTTGTAACGCGAGCAGACCCACTAGTTCCAAATTGTTGGTCTAGTTCAACAGCTATTTTTGGTGTTCCTGATCCAGCTTGCGCCCAAAAAGAGATAGTTACAGTTTGACCTGCAAAGGTTCTGACGCTTTCGATCTTTTGTTGCAACCAAGCAAAGTTAGTAGATGCACTATGTCCGCTTGTTACCAAACGCGCATAATTTGTGCCTTCATAGCCTGCAACTGGTGCTGCGCCTGGAGTAAAGGTTTGAGCAGAAAAGGTACAACCACCATCATGATTTATATTCCATCGATCAAAACCAAATGCGCCATCTACTGTTGCAGTTGTAAAGGATCTTTGATTTATTCTAAAATCACCATTGATGATCTTGTTCTTAGCAGCTTGACCATAACCAATATTCCAGACAGAAGTGTCAATGGCATCGCCTAATGCACGAATGTCCTGTGCGCCATTTTTTACAAGGCTACTGTTATCGGGCTCAGCCCACTGATAATTCGGTGAAAGTGCCATATTAGGTTAGTGCTCCTGTCGCATTTGTCCATGTTAGTATAGCATTGACGCCTGTCCATGCTAGTGAGGCTGGAATAACTGTTTCCCATTGGGTCGTACTGAGTGAGAAGTCTGTCGCTGAGATGTAAAGGGTGATCTCAGTAAAACTAGGAGTAGCGCGTAGAGCTACATTCTCGACAAAGCCATCAAAAGTGCCATCTAGCAGGTTGGAAGGCAAGTTGCTAATTAAGACAGGCTGACCAAAAAATGCAGCAATAAGGTCATTGCGCATAGCATCCGGCATGTCGGGATTATCTAGGCGGAAAGTAATTGCCTGTAATGATCCTCTGGGGTTTTTGCGGAGATTTAGTTCTCTATCGCCAATAGCAGTGATGTCTGCAAGATTCTTGATATTGGATTCAGATGAACGCTCAAAGAGCCCGTAAGTGGCTACAGAGGTGCTATCAGAGATGCTGTATGTGCTTCCGTATCCTGTGCTGTATCTATAGATAAGGCTGTTACGGATGCGAGAAGTCTGAGTTGTAGATCTGATGGAACTAGGGGTTGCATACGCGCCATCAAGGTTAGTAAAGCCATTTGCTGCGAGATAGGTAGATCGGTGGTCTGCATCGTCATAGCTGACATCTCCATCCTTTTCTTCGTAGATCTGACCCAATGCGCTAGAAGCGATCTGATCTACCAGAGCCTTAGATTTAGCAGTTGCATTAGCAGCTTCGCTAATCATTGTGTAGAAACCTGAGTCCACAGTGCCAATATAATCTTCTGCATCTGCCCATGTAACTGTTACAGGGTAGGTATCCCATGTGACTGTGGGAGTAACTTCATCCCATGTAAGGCTAAGGGCTGCTCCCAGAATAGCTGCGATCTGTGCGCCATCTAGACCCTCGGCAAGGGCAGTATTGTAAACAGCCTTTGTAAGTTTAGATAAGCTGCCTACGCCTAGAATTGTGCCTGTGGTGATGTAACCGACTTCTTCCGGACTGCGAACACCGACATTGAAATCAGATACTTCTCCACCAAAAACAGTCACATAAGTGCCAGCAGAATTTTTGAGTTCTAAAGTAACTGGCTCTGTGACATTGATAGTAAAAGGTGCATTAGTGGCATTGACGATTTCTACTTGGCAGTAACCAGCAGTAGCCTGAAAATCTATGTCTAATCTACCAGATGAAAAGGATACAGAAGTTACAGTAGTGTAAGTGTCATCTCCAACTGTGACGCGCCATTCTGGAAGCCATGTCATCGTGGTGTCAGGATTCCATTAGATAGCGTGCCGCGAGCTGCTGCGTCATTAAGAAACTTAGCAATCTCATCGGCAATAGCATTAGGATCGCCAATGCCAGTATTGACAGTAATGTTGTAGGTATTAGCTGCTTGTGCTGCATAGCGTGAACCACTTACCGCAGCGGCTAGAGTAGCTCCACCTGCAAGACCAGATAATAAAGAAGAAAGGGCTAGGCTTTCTAAATTGATTGTGCCATCTGGGTTTGTGGTTTGAGGTGTAGTTGTAGTTGTTGGAGCAACTGTTACTGGAATTACTATACCCTTTGTTGCGCTATCGTAAAGTGCTTTGATCTTTGCAATCGCACTTGTCGTGTCTATATCTAAACCAATAGATTTATTAGCCAGACCATCAAGAATTGACTTGATTTCCTTTAACTTAATTTCTTGACCAGTCAAAGCACCAAGAATCTTTAGATCTGCATTTAGCTTCTCAGTTGCTTTGATAATGGCTTGCTCATCCTTGGCAGCGATAGCATCTTCTAAAGCGAGAATTGAACGCTTAACATTTAGACGAGCTGTGTCATTAGCAATCTGTAATGCCTGTGCGCCTGTTGTCGCTTTGGCTAATTGCTCAGCCTGATTTGTGAGAGCTGCTGCAACTTGAATTTGGTCAATGTCAAAAACATCACTGCTTTTGCCCAAGGCTGCCTGAGCCTTGTCGATTGCTGCTTGTAATCTTTTATCTTTAACAATTTTAGCCTGTGCTGCTGCTTGGTCTTTAGTTAGTTTAGTTATTTGTGCTTGATTCTTTTTAGCTGCATTGTCTGCGCGTTGAGTATCCTGTGAAGATACTGTCATGGAAACATTGCCCATGCCACCCGGAATGATTCCCTTACGGAAAGAAGCTTTGTCAAGCTCTTTGTTAAGACTGGACATCAATAAGATTGCTCCAGCGATTGCAGTCGTTAGAGGGAAGAAAGCGGCTGCTGCTGCAATACCAAAAGCAATAAGTACAGGCTTAAATTTTTCTAGTCGGCTGATAAACTCGCCTGTGTTTTTAAGACTGTCTGCAATACCTTGCGCCAACTTATCGATGTTATCTGTGGCAGATGTTGTGCCACCGCCACCAAGGGCAGTAATGGCATCGTAGAGACCTTTACCAATAGTCTCTTTAGCATTGTTAGCAGCAATAGTTAATTTATCTAAACTACCTGCAAAAGTATCTGCTGCTGCAACTGCCTGACCTGCGAATAGTGTTGTAAGCTTTTGTTGGATTTCCTCAAATGATCCAGAAGCAAGTTCAGCCTTGCTAAGTCCTACACCTAAGCGACCTAGTGCCTGTGTCTGTCCTAGATATGCTTTCTGTAAAGATTGAGAAACCTGAGTAACAGATCGCCCTGTGCCAGCTGCTATATCTAATGCAAGTCCTAGCAATTCCTGAGACTTGGTTACGCTACCTGTTGCACGAAGCAGACGATCCATGGCTGGACGAAGCTCATCATCTAACACACCTGTCTGCATTTCAAGGCGAGAAATAAAGCCATTGACTGTGCCGATGTTTGATCCGTAAGCAAGATTGAGATTCTTAAGAGTCTGACCTAATGAAGTTGCTGCCTTGTCATCTTCTGCGAATGCTTTAATAGATGCACGACCAAAAGCCACAACTGCTGCTGTGCCAAAAGTACGAGTAAGAGTCTTGCCTAGATTCTTTGTCTTGGCATTTAACTTTTCAACGCTAGAGTCTGCTTGCTTGAAAGCCTTTTTACCAGTGAACTCGGCGGCTATGTCAATCTTTACATCGGCTGCCATTTAGCGACCCCCTACTGAGATACCACTACCGCCGCCTTTAGCGACAACCTTTTCAAAATTAATTTTTGAGTTTTCTATTGCTTTGATTACCGCTGCTGTTGCTTTGCCTTGATCTTCTGCAAAAGCTCTAAAGATTGCGCGACCTTTCATCTTTTGACTAGAGCGACCGACTGCGCCTTCTTTGCGAACATAAGCATTGGTAATCTGTCCACCCATTGCATCGATAAATTGTTGTCCTGCGTAAGGGTTATTACTCAAAGATTGACCTTTGCTTCCAGAGCGAATTGTCTTTCCAAAATTTGTGTGTCCGGGTGCCACTACTTTCACCAAAGGTGCTTGTGGTCTGCCTTGTGGGTTTTTACGACCAGCAGTCTCATAAATAGCACCCGAGACAGAAGCATTTTGTATTCTGACCAATGATCTAAAGCCAGAACGATTAGGCTTAGATGGCGTTGTTTTGTAGCCAATGCCACGCTTTGCCTCAGATGATGACCAGACTCGATTGCCCCATGCGCCTTTTTGATTGCTATTAGCCCAACCACTCAAAGGAGCAGTTGAAGGAATAAATCCTTTAGCTCTAGCAGTAATTGGTTTTAATATGGCACCCAATTCTTTTTGGGTTTCTTTAGCGAGCTCTGGAGTAAATTCTCTAAGAGCTTTGCGAAGCTCAACTGCGCCCTTTACGCTTGCTGGCATCGCTCACCTCTTTCGCTTCATCTTTGAGCCCCTGCACTAGTGCATCGAGCATGTTCTTATCTAACTCCAACAACTGCTGTGGCGCGATCCCCAACCTAATGCTTAGCCTAGCAATCAGGTAGGTGAATGGAAGATCGCGCTTTAAGCTAAAGGGTCTGAGTCAAGAACCTCGACACTCTTAAGTGTCTCAATAAACTCAATACCAAAAGGCTTAACAGTTTCACCTGATCTGCGTGTTACTTCCCATGCTAACCAATAGACCGAAGTCTGCATTTCATCATCCCGAAACGCCTTATGGAAACCCTTTTTAGCGTACTGCTCGAATGAGTACTCCACTGCTGGAGTGATCTCGCCTTCTAATACGCTTCCATCATTACGAACGATCTTTAATTTAGCCATGAGTTTGCCCCTTTGTTAGTTGTTTAGAATGTGCCTGTTGTGGCAACTGCAACTGTTGAGTTAGCAGTGAATGTGATTGACTGTGTGCCAATGTCACCAACAGCACCATTGATGTCTGTTGTGTTATTGACTAGCAATGAAACAGTGTAAAGAGGGTTAGTCGCTGAGACTATTGTTCCCTTTGTCTGTAGAAATACTGCGGTTACAGTTGTTCCCCATGCAGCTTGTAGTGTTGCCAATACATTTGTTGCTGCTGTGTCATTTAGGAAGTCGATTGTTACTGTTGATGACTCTAAGCCCTTTACGAACTTGTGTGATGAGTCACC